GAATATAGCTGTTGAGGATAATAAAGCCCGTGAAGATGAGTTTGACTATAATAGTCCTATGATGCCCAAAGCATATCCTGAAGTTCATCCTAGTGAGCATTCATGGCCTGGCTGTACTGAAGATTATACAATTTACAATGATAGTACGTTTGATGATTTAGAGAATAATATTAAAAATATGGTACAAGATCCCCTTGCCGCCAAGATATTCCAAGATCTGAAATTAATACAAAACAATTAGAACATACAGTTTTTAAGTTTTTCCAGTCGTTGTTGTTTCTGTTTCCGTCTATATGATATACATTTAATTGTATCATATGTTCTGCTTCAAAGCTGCATCGTTCGCAATGCTTCTTTTTTTTATAGCCACTTTTTCCCCAACTAGTTGAAGGTGTAGCACCTAGTCCTTTTTCTAATCGAAGGCACTTGTCACATTTGGTGCGATAGTATGTTTTATTATTTTTTATATAATTGACTGCAACTGGTCTTTTTTTACATGTGCAAAGTGGCCGTTTTGTACTCATACTAATATTTACGACGAACCCTTTGAAAGGTGAGTCTATATCAGTGTTATTTGCCGAAAGTAAAATAAATACGTGTATACAAATAATTTTAGTTAACAACTAAAAAAATATACAGGGGAAAAGAAATGCCAACATTAGTTTCACCGGGCGTATCGATTAGTGTAATCGATGAGTCCTTTTACGGATCCGCTGGTAACGGTACTGTTCCTTTAATTGTTCTTGCCACAGGTAAGAATAAAACCCATCCAAGTGGTACGGGTACAGCAACAGGTACAGCAACAGCATCCTACGCATTAAAATTAATTACCTCACAGAGGGAATTATTACAGACATATGGCAATCCTTCATTCCGTCAAGTTGGTGGTATCGAAGTTCACGGCGACAACATGAACGAATATGGCTTATTAGCAGCTCATAGTTATTTGGGTCTTGCTAATAGAGCGTATGTTCTTCGTGCTGGTGTTAATGTAACAGAATTAGCCGCGGCAGGTACTGCACCAGCTGGAAATCCTGTTAATGGTACGCATTGGTTAGATCTAACAAGTTCAAATACAGGTGTTTTTGTTTATAATGCCGCAACAGCAACTTGGGTAGCTGGCACAGTTAATAAAATAAATGCAGCTGCTGATTATGACGCAGGTACAGGCGCACCACTTAACAGTATTGGATTAGATGGAGAATTTGCTTGGGTAGCAGTTTCAGGTGGTAATGCTCATAATAGAATTTGGGCCAAAGTGAGTGGAGCATGGTATCACTTAGGTACAAATACTTGGGCAACAGCCGCAAGTGCAGATTTTCAATTTGCATCGCATGTAAATGTTCCGATTGTTAAATCAACAAACGCCGCATTAGCAACAGGCGATGTTTGGATTAAAACAACAAAATATAATAGTGGATCTGCTTGGATAGTTAAGAGCTATGCATCATCCACAACACAATGGACAACAATTCCTGCTCCAGTATTAGAAAATACAACAGCAGCTTGGGCAGAATTTGGCGCACCAGTTGCTGGTGAGATTTTTGTTAAGTACAATCACGAGCAAGGCGCACATACATTAAAAGTTGCATCACATTCAATTTTACGATTTAATGGTAGTGCAACATTGGCAGTTACAGGTTCAACAGCTGCACCTACATTGACAGCAACACACTCAATTGTAATTAATGGTACAACTGTTACATATACAGCAAGTTCAGATACAGCAGTTATTAGAACAGCTGCATTGATTAACTCAGCAGGTATTACAGATATTACGGCTAGTGTGTCTAGTACTAAGATTGTTATTACAAACACAGCTGGTAAAGATATTACTCTTGCCGCTGGTACAGGTACAATGCTTGCAAACTTAGGTCTTACAGCAGCTACATCAAGTAACTGGGAAGTTTTAAGTTATGAGCCAAATGTAACTACACCAGTAGGTACAACAGCAGATGGTACATTATGGTATGATAGTCGTGTAACAACAGTTGATATGTTAGAAACATATGACAACAGTGGTACTACAACATGGCGAACATTGAGTACTACAATGACAGCATCTGCATCAGCGCCAACGACACCTTCAAGTGGTGATATATGGCTAGATACAGTTAATTTAGAAGCATATCCAGCATTATCAAGATATAATGGTACTACATGGGATGCAATAGATAACGCTGATCAATCATCTACAGCAGGAATTGTATTTGGTAACTTCCGAGCAACAGCAGCTTCAGCACTAGAAACAGGTGCGGCAGCTGGCGGCGGCGGCACTTTAATTAACCCGGCAACATTTCCAGTTGGTATTTTGGGTTGGAACTTTATGGCATCAGGTTATGATGTTAAGAAGTACAACGCAACAGATGCTAAATGGTTTAATGAGTCAGGTTTACAATTAGATGGCAAGCCATGGATGGGAAGACATGCTCAAAAGAGAGTACTTACTGATTCAATGGCAGCTGCTCTTGCAGGTAGTGAAGAAATTCGAGCAGAAACAAGATTTTTTAATCTAATTTCTGCACCAGGTTTTGGTACAGAACTTCTTGATGAAATGAAGACACTTAATGTTGATCGTAAGGAAACAGCATTTGTTATTGGTGATACACCAATGAGGCTAACATCAGATGCCACTTCAATTAAGAATTGGGCATCTAATTATGCAGTTGCTGGAGAAAACGGTGAAGAGGGTCTTACATCATCAGGTTTTGATCTCGGTTTATGGTACCCAGGTGGTTGTTTAACAACAAACGTCTCTGGTGAGAATGTTGTACAACCAACATCACATATCATGCTACGCACAATGGGTTATAATGACCAAGTAGCGTATGAATGGTTTGCACCAGCTGGTTATAATCGTGGTCTTGTAAACAATGCTACAAGTGTTGGTTATATTGATGCAGAGGGTGAATATGTACCCGAAGTATTAAACCAAGGACAACGTGATGTATTGTATATAAACAAGATTAATCCAATTGCATTTATGCCTGGTAGAGGTTTAACTGTTTGGGGACAAAAGACATTACATACAATAACAAGTGCGTTAGATCGAGTAAATGTATCACGATTGGTTGCGTATTTACGCCGTCGATTTGATGATATGGTACAACCGTTCTTGTTTGAGCCAAATGATGAGTTTACACGAACTCAAGTGCTCAGTGTGTTTAATAGTTTCTTAGCAGATATGATAGTTAAGAGAGCATTATATGACTTCTTAGCAGTGTGTGATTCAAGTAATAACACACCAGCAAGAATTGATAGAAATGAATTATGGATAGATGTAGCAATTCAGCCTGTTAAAGCAGTTGAATTTATTTACATTCCAATTCGTGTAAGAAATACAGGTGAATCACTAACTATTGCCGGAGCGGCATAAGATAGAGATTTCATTAAAACCCGAGTAAACGGGGGGTCAACCCCCCGTTCATTCGGAGGTAAGATTTGATAAATATTAAAAAGAAGGGAGATATAACATGGCTACAAAATTTGGTATTTCTGCTTCGGGCGGCGCCCGAGGCATTATACAGCCAAAGTTAAAATATAAGTATAAAGTCGAATTTAATGGTTTGCAAGGCCAAACTGGTAATGCCGCTGAATTTACACGAAATGTTATGACTGCAGATCGTCCGAAGATTACATATGAAGAAGTACAAATTCATTCATATAATTCACGTGTTTATGTATCTGGTAAACATGAATGGAATACGGTTGGTATTACGTTTCGAGATGATGTTGAGAACAGAATTGTTAATTTAGTTGGACAACAAGTTCAAAGACAAGTAGATCATCATAATCAAGTTTCAACTATGAGTGGTCAAGATTATAAGTTTGGTGTTACTGTATCTGTACTAACAGGGCAAGATGAAGCCAGTTCTGGTGTTCTCGATGCATGGCATTTAGAAGGTTGTTGGATTACAAATGTTGATTATGATGCAGGTGATTATTCTGCAAGTGATCCAGTTACAGTTATCCTAACAATTCGTTTCGACAATGCATTACATGCAGGTTCTGGTGGTGCGTTAATGCCGGCAGGTAATACAACAGCTGCTGGTACAACTGCTACTTTAACAGCAGGTGATACATCGTCGACTTTTACCTAATAGATTATGGCGAAGTATAGTAAAACAGCTGATCTTTCGCTCGCACAGGCTCGAGCAGCTGCTTCAGAATATGTACGCGGGGCGTCAGAGGCGCCCCGAGTACATGGTACTACTGGTGCTTCTTGGAGCAAGCTTCCTCGATTTAAGAATCAATTTTTTGTTGGTTTTGCGTATTCCGACTTAACTAGCCCTCCAGCAAATATAAAAGAAAACATCGAATTAACTTATAAAGTTAGATCTATCGATGCACCACGGTTTGAGATTGATACAGAAACATTAAATCAATATAATAAGTCTAGAATTCTTCCTATGAAAATAAATTATCAACCAATTAATATTGTATTTTGGGATGATCGCAGTAATCTTATTAA